ATCAAGTGTGTTTGACGAACACGCTACAAAAAGAAATCAACGAATTTACAACGAATGGCACTATTTGAGAAAGGAAATAAAAAGGGCAACCGCTTTACATCCGAGAACCAACCCAAGAAAAGGGGTCGGGGCAATCTTTCTGTGCTTAAATACATTCAATCCACAACAGGCAAAAAGGTAAATCCACAAAGCAGCAAAGAAGAAATACTCAAAGTTATACAGCACCTTTATGAGAGTTCAACAGCGGAACTTGAACCGCTACTGAAAGACCCCGAAAATCCGAGCAAGCCAAACAAGGACACGCCCATTTGGGTATTGAACATCATTTCGGCAATAAATTCAGATATTCGTTATGGTCGCACTTCCACGGTTGAAATGCTCTTTGACCGTGTGTTTGGCAAGGCTACCCAAAACATAGAGGGCGAGATAAACGCCAATGTATCTAACAACATGGATTTGTCGGCTCTGTCCGATGATGAACTGATAACATATAACACGCTACTTGACAAGATAAGGAACAGCGCAAAGAATGGCAAGGAACAATAAAGACATATCAATGCCAATGGCTCTTGCAGTCAAAACGGAGCTTTTCCGCCGTGGTCGTTTCGATTTTATAACGTGCCGTGACGGAAAGAACCACGACAAGCAACAGCAAGCCTTAACCATACTTACAGACAGCGAACACGTTGAAATTCTGTATGGTGGTGCTGCTGGTGGTGCAAAGTCGTGGACGGGTGCCGTGTGGTTGCTCTTTATGTGTCTTGCCTATCCGGGTACAAAATGGTTTATTGGTCGTGCCGAGTTGAAGCGTATCACGCAATCAACTTACATCACATTCAAGCGAGTTTGCACGATGTATGGAGTGCCAGAGGACTTGTGGAGTTTCAACGGACAGTTGAACTACATTCAGTTTTACAATGGCTCACGCATTGATTTTCTTGACTTGCAATATAAGCCGTCTGACCCATTATATGAACGCTACGGCTCTATTGAGTTCACAGGCGGTTGGATTGAAGAGGGCGGTGAGGTGAACTTTGGAGCGTATGACACGCTGAAAACTCGTATCGGTCGCTGCCTTAATGAAGAATACGGACTAAAGCGAAAGCTATTCATCACCTGTAACCCCAAGAAAAATTGGATGTACGATATTTTCTACAAGCCATACAAGGCAAATCAGCTTGCAGAATACCGCTACTACATTGCTTGCTTGGTACAGGAAAACCCATTCATTGACCCCGACTATATAGAGGGATTGAAAACGACATCCGACAAGGTTAAGTTTGCCCGTCTGTTTCTTGGAGATTGGGAGTATGACGATAACCCCAACGTCCTTTGTTCACATGATGATATATGCGCCATATTCGGTAACAAGTTAGCCATACGGACAGGCAAGCACTACATAACGGGTGATATTGCCCGTTTTGGTGCCGACCATGCACGTTTGGCTGTATGGGATGGGTATTTCATCATTGACAAGGTTTGCTTTGCCATAAGCAAGACAACGGACATTCAAACATGGATAATCACAAAGCAAAGGAAATACCGAATACCAAATCACAGGGTGATTGTTGATGAGGATGGTGTGGGCGGTGGTGTTGTTGATAATTGCGATTGCAACGGCTTTGTCAATAACTCCACGGCTATGCAAGGTGAGAACTACCAAAACTTACAGACACAATGCGGTTATAAGCTCGCAGAACACATTAACGCCCATGAAGTAGGCATTGATGAGGATTTGGTGAGCCAAGCCGACAGGGAGCAAATAACGAGAGAGCTTGAACAACTGCAAACGTGGAAAGCGGACAGTGACGGCAAGCTGAAGCTAAAGCCGAAAGAGGAAATCAAGGTGGAAATCGGTTGTTCTCCCGACTGGCGAGATATGTTTCTCATGCGCTGTTGGTTTGATTACAATGAAGTGGATATACCCGATAACATAGAGCGAATTTTAGGTTTAACATAACAATATCATACAATGGGCATAATTCAGACTATCACAAACGAGTTAAAGGCGGCTATTGGTTATCAGCAAAGTTTCGATGAACTTCTAACCGCTGGCGATGTAACAAGGGCGGTTGCTATGCTTAGTAGCCGTTCAGAGGTGGCGAGCCGTAATCTGTTGGAGTACGAGGTGAGCACTCACAAGGTAATGGAGCGCAAGGACAGGGCTGTGTTCGACAAAAAGGGCAATTTCCTACGATGGAGCAAGCGCAACAAAATACCTATCCCATATCAGAAATTCATCAATGAGATTGCCCTTGTGTTCCTGTATGGCAGACCTGTTAAATGGTCGCAATTGTCAGAGAACACAGACAACGCATTTGACTTCTACCAAGAACTGATGCGCCAAACACGCTTTGACAGTGCCGTGCGTGAAGCCAAGAGAGCAGCAGGTGCGGAGGGTTGTGCTGCCATTCTCTACCACGTTTACAGGGATGCAGACAACACGCCACGGCTTTTGCTGAATGTGTTGAGCAAGAAAAACAACGATGATATATACACGCTTAAAGACCAATACGGACGGCTTAAAGCCTTTGCTTGGGGTTACTACCTCACAGAGCAAGGCAACAGAACTATTCACCACATAGATGTATATACGGCAGATACAATCTATCTGTGCAAGCGTGGTAGTGTCGGTTGGGAAGTTCAGAGAATGGCAAACCCGATAGGCAAGATACCTGTGTTGCTGTTTGAGCAAGAGCCAGAACACGCAGATGTACAGCCGATGATTGAGCGTGAGGAAAACATGGAAAGCGTGGATGCGGATGTAAACGACCGCTTCGCCAATCCCGCAATGGTGGCAACCGCTGAAATCCTTAACTCTTTGCCCAAGTCAGAGGAAGAGGCAAAACTTTTTATCCTCAAAAATGGCGGTGATGTGCGTTACCTCACATGGGACCAGGCAAGCGAGAGCAAGAAAAATCAGTTTGAGCGGTTGGATAAGCACATTCTTTCCAAGTCGTTCACTCCAAACATAGACTTTGACAACATGAAAAGCCTCGGCAACCTGTCGGCAAAGGCTATACGCAAAGTGATGTTGCTTGCAGTCATTAAGGCAGAGCGACACAAGGAAAAGCACGATGGGTATATGAACCGACACGCCTCGTTGATGAAAGCCATAATGGGCAACGTGCTTGACTACCGACACAAGGCAGAATATGATGCGCTTGATTTGGGGCATGAGTTCCAAGAACCATTTGGTGATGATGTAAGTGAAATGCTTGCCGACCTTTCCAAGCAGTACAACGATGGCGCATTGAGCCTTGAAAGCTATGTTGAAAAGTCCTACCTTGTAAAGGACAGCAAGGCAGAAATGGAGCGTATTAAGACAGAGCAAGCCGAAAGACTTGCACAGCAAATGGAGTTAAACAAAATGGACGTGTTCGGGGAGGCTGAATAATGGAAGTAAAGACCAAATACAACATAGGTGATGAAGTGTGGACTATGCTTAACAATAGACCGCATTGTTTCCGCATTGCTGGCATTGAGGTGTTCCGTAACTCATTGCGTACATTCGTGCGTAACGTGGAGCATACCAATACAGGCACACGCAACAACCCACAGCACTTGTATTTCTTGGATAGTGCTTGTTTCCCCACGAAAGAAGAACTGATTAAAAATTTATTCAATGGCTAAGAAAACGAAATCACCAAAGGAATTAGGATTATCGTGCAAGGATTGCCGACACTCATACGACCCACACAGCAAGGCACTTGACGGACACATGATTTTGTGCCGTTGCGAGTTCTTCCAATACTCCAAGTTTCTTGAAAGGGATATTTGCGACAAATTCAGCAAGAAGTAAAGACCAATGGCAAAGATAGACTATAAGAAAGCGCAAGCCGAGTTATTCAAGCGTACAGAGGGGTATGCTGCCAATGTTAGGGCTGTGTACCGTGATGTGATGATGCAGATTATTAACTTGGTGAAGAATACAGATTTGGAGAGCGGAAAGCCGTTCTCCTTTGCTGATTATGGGTATAGCGAGCAAGTAACGCCCATGTTGCGCAATATGTATAGCCGTATCTATCAGACCATACGCAAGGGAGTAGAAAGGGAATGGCTCAAATCAAACGAGCATACAGACGAACTTGTTAAGGCGGTGTTTGGTGATAGTGCGATAGAAAACCCATTCTTTGCAAAATACTTTCAGCACAACCAAGAAGCCATGAACGCCTTTTTTTCAAGAAAGACAGGCACAAGTGGATTGAACCTTTCTCAAAGGGTGTGGAGATACACGGGAGCCTACAAGAAAGAGTTGGAGAATACGCTTGACTTGGCTATTGGTGAGGGTACGGCTGCAAATCGCTTGGCTACCACCATTCAGAAGTATTTGAACGACCCCGATAGATGGTACAGGCGTTTTCGTGTAAAGGTTGGTGAGGATGAAAACGGCAACCCTGTGTATGGGCGAGTGTGGAAACGTAGGATATACGACAAAGAAAGCCAGTCTTACAAGTGGATTGATGATAACCCCAAGGACTACCACCCCGGACGAGGCGTTTATCGTTCCTCATACCGAAACGCACAAAGGCTTGCACGGACAGAAACCAATATAGCCTACCGCACGGCAGAATATGACCGATGGCAAGATATGCACTTTGTCATAGGCATTGAAATCAAGTTGAGCAACAACCACCCTGTTCCCGACATTTGCGATGATTTGAAAGGTATCTACCCCAAGACATTCAAATGGACTGGCTGGCACCCGAATTGTCGTTGCTACCAAGTGCCTGTGCTTGCCACGCATGGCGAGGTTGAAAAGATGATAGACAACATCCTTGATGGCAAAAGTCCTAACAGCGTGGAGTGTACCGATGAAGTAACCGACATTCCAAAACATTTTGTCAGATGGGCAAGGGACAATGCGGAACGTATGGAGAAAGCAAAGGGTGCTGGAACACTACCATATTTCTACAAGGACAATGAACAACGGATAACGGATGCACTCAATGGCAAGCGACAAGTGAGGAAACCGCTATCACAAGAAGCAAAGGACAGGCGCAAGGCAATACAACAAATAGCTTTTCAGAGCTTGAAAGGAAAATACATTGCTTTGCCACAAATAGGACAGACTGCCACCATTTCAAATGCCAAGGTGAAAGAATGGCTCAATCAACCTTTCGATGATGCAGAGGCAAAGAATGAGGCTTTGTTGGAGATTGAAAGCCTTATGCAGGACGCAACATATAAAGGCTTTGTTACCGACAAGCACGACCCGAACGCAAAAGCGCACATCTTTGAGGTAGTGATAAACGGCAAAAAGGCTTGGGTTGTCGTTAGGGAAGTTTACGGTGAGGGTTTTAAGATACACTCAATTATGGATTCCGACAAACTAAGCAAAATGGCAAAATAAAAATAAGCCCCTCCAAGCAGCAACCTATTGAACTACAATCAATAGCCTTACTTGGATTGGCTTATTCTTTTATATGTGCAAAGATACAACAATTATCTGAAAGAAAAACATTTTGATGTGTTATTTCATCAACTTTCATTATCTGTTGCTTTCTTTCCCCTGTTGGTTTGCTTGGAGTGAAGAACACCAAGCCTAATTGTTGCAGTCTTTGTTGTGTACTTGCCATTCTTCGCTAACACATTCCACAAAGATGTGTGGGTAATGCCTACCACATCAACAGGCAGAATGTCGTATATTGCCGTTATGCTGCCAAAATACCAATGGTGCTTATTCTTGTACGGCTCATTCAGTTCAACGTGAATAACCTTTCTTTGCTGTTTCATGCGCTTTCCTGTTTTTGGTGCAAAGGTACTCATTTTGAACTAAAAAGCGATACGGAACGGCTTGCCCTTTAATGTCGGACGCTTTGAAAGAACG